AAAGACTTATTATCTAAAGGTGAATTTGCACCTACACCTATTGTGATAAACGCAGTTAAGAAAAGAATGGAACAACCAGACGCACAGAAAGGATATGTGTTTGATGGTTTTCCTAGAAATGTAGAACAGGCGAAAGCCATGGAAAAAAAGAGTATCGAATATGACCATGTTATTAATCTTGTTGTATCTGAGGAAGAGGTCATCAAAAGACTAACTGCCAGAGGTAGAGCGGACGATAAACCAGAGATAATTAAAAACAGAATTAAAGTATATCATAGAGAAACAGCGCCTTTATTGACATATTACAAAGATGAAATAATAAATATTAAAGCAGAGGGTGGTACACCTGAAGATATTGCAAAAGAAATAGTAAAGAAAGTAACATGAAAACATACGAAGAAGTAAGATATTTACAAGAAGGATTATATGACCCTAATATTTTTAAGGTATTCTTTCTTGCTGGCGGTCCTGGTTCTGGTAAAACATTTGTAACGAGAGCTGCATTTGGTGGTTCAGGTTTAAAAATGATTAATTCAGATAATGCTTTTGAAATGGCATTGAAAAGAAACAACCTATCTTTAAAAATGCCTGAAGATGAGGCAGAGGCTAGAGATATTGTCAGAGCGAGAGCAAAGGCAACAACTGGTAATATGTTAGACTTGGCAATCAAAGGAAGATTAGGTATGATTGTTGATGGTACAGGCAGAGATTATGATAAGATTAATCAACAGAAATCATTATTACAATCTTTAGGTTATGATTGTTATATGATATTTGTTAATACAAGTTTAGATGTTGCATTAGCTAGAAATGCACAAAGAGAAAGAAGTGTACCAGAATATATTACAAGAAAATCTTGGACTGCTGTTCAAGCAAATATAGGTAAATTTCAAAGCCTATTTGGTATGGGTAATATGATTATTATTGATAACAGTAAAGACGACAAAGAACTTACAACTATCGTTATGAACAAATGTTCTAAAGCAGTAAGTAGATTGTTAAGAAATAAAATTAAGTCATACACAGCAAAAAGATGGATGGCAACAGAGAGAAAATTAAAAAGAAGATGAGATTTAAAGACTTTTTAGATATAGATAACTTAACTCATAAAAAGATTGATGAGAAACCAATCAATGATGAGTATAAAAACTTGCCTATTGCAAAGCCAAGTAAAAACAGTAGTGACAAAACTGTTAATGAGCTTAGAGAAATGCAAGAAATATTTAAAAAGAGAACAAATCAAATAGAGAAAAGTGTCAAAGACCATGACAACGAAGTTGGTTTTGCAATCAAAGAATACATGAAAGAAAACAAATTAGACTACAAAGAGTCTGATATGGATAAGATTGCAGATATTGGTTCTGGTGTTGTAAGACATTTTAAAAACAAGTTTGAAAGACCAAGACCATATCAACTTGCAGAAGCAATGGGTATGAAGTTTAACTTTATGCCTTTAGAGAGTGACAGTATGAAGTCGCCAGCATATCCTTCAGGTCATAGTTTACAATCCAGATTGATTGCAGAGTATTATGCTGAGAAATATCCTGAACATAAAGAGGGTATAATTAAGGCAGCTGAACAATGTGGTATGGGTAGAGTTGCGGCTGGTTGGCATTATCCTTCAGACCATGATTCAGGTGTAAAATTAGCAAAAGAACTTTACGAGAAAATGGATAAGAAATTATCTGAAAGTATTATTGATATACCAAGAAGAACTTATGCACCAAAAGTATTTGATGACGCAGATACAAATAATCCTAAAGTTAAAGCAAGTGTTAAATCACAAATAGATAAACAATTAAAAGAATTCGAAACAGAATATCCTATTTTAAAAACATCATTGATAGGTTCTATACTTACAAAAAGATATAGAAATGACGCAGACTTGGACATCAATATATTATTTGATGTACCTGCTGACAAACAAGAAGAAGAAAGAACTAGATTGTCGAAAAAGTATTTGTCTGCCAAGAATCCAGATAATATCCAGGGTAAATTAATACCTGGTTCTGAGCACCCTATCAACTTTTATTTTATTACAGACAAAGAAACATACGAAGACCAAAACAAAAAGGCTGACGCTGTGTTTGATATGGAAAGTAATAAGTTTGTAAAACGACCAGAAGATTTTAACTTTGATAAGAACTTATATTTAAAAGACTTTGAAAAGAAAGTACAAGAGTTAGATGTAATAAAAGGTGAACTAAAAAGAGATATTATAGATTACAGAGAACTAGAAGAATTAAAACCAGATGAAATCTTAAACTTACAAGAAAAGATTAATGAAAAGTTAGACGAAATAGAAGACAGTATAAAATCTATTGTAAAAGTAGGTGACGGTGTTGACACAGATAGAAGAGCTGCCTTTGATAAAGATATGTCGCCAGATGAAATACAAAAGTTTGGTATTAAAAATAGATTACCTAAAAATGTTATCTACAAGATGTTAGAGAAATACCACTATTTAAAATTCTATAAGAAATGTCAAAAGATTTTAGATGACGGTAAAGTATCGCCAGATGAGATAGATGATTTAGAAATGCACGAAGCAAAAGGTAAGTCGGTTGCATTTACATTTGGTAGATTTAATCCACCAACTATTGGACATGAGAAACTTATAAACAAAGTTAAATCTGTACCAGCAAACGATTACAAAATTTATTTAAGTAGAAGTGAAGACCCTAAAAAGAATCCACTATCTCCTAGAACTAAACTAGATGTAATGAAAAAGATGTTTCCAAGTCACGCAAGAAACATTGAAATTAATACAACTAATATGATTTTAGATATATGTACTAAACTATACAATCAAGGTTATTCAGATGTTAGTATGGTTGTTGGTAGTGATAGAGTAAGAGAATTTGAAACCATCATTAAGAAATATAATGATGTAAAATCCAGACATGGATATTATAACTTTAACAACATAAAAGTTGTTTCTGCCGGCGAAAGGGATCCTGACGCCGAGGGAGCAACAGGTATGAGTGCAAGTAAAATGAGGGCTGCAGCTGCCAAAGGTGACCTAGCAAGTTTCAAAAGAGGTTTACCTAGAAACGCTGACGCAGAAAAGATTTTCAAAGATGTCCGAAAAGGTATGAACTTGGCCGCTAATTATTTACATATGCCAGTAGTAAAACCAATTGCAAGTATGGAAGAATTTGAACAACAACAAATAAGAGACCTTTACATAAGAGAAATGATATTCAATATAAATGACGAAGTTGATTATATCAAAGAAGATATTAAAGGTAAGGTGGTACGAAGAAGTACAAACTATGTCGTACTAGAAGATAACAATAACAATTTACACAAAGCATGGATTTGGGATTGTATTCCAATCGCAGCTGATAGAGAGGTACAAGTGAGAGAACACGATTTAGATGTCGATTACGGTTTCGAAGCAGTATCAGAAATTAAAGAAGATTTAGACGCTCAACCACAAGATAGAGATGTTAAGAAAAAAGATGGCACACAGCCTAAGAAGTATTACAAAAATCTATCAAAAGATACAAAAAGTAAGAGAGCTGACTTCTTTAAAAAGAATAAAGATAACAAAGAAGCCCCAGGAGATAAAGACGCAAAAACAAAACCAAGTATTCATACTAGAAAGTATAAGAAGATGTTTGGTGAGATGAAGAAAGATTTACAAGACGCTTGTTGGACAGGTTACAAACAAGTAGGTATGAAGAACAAGGGTGGTAAACAAGTACCAAACTGTGTTCCAGAAAGTATGAGTATTGAAGACGCAAGAAAAGTCGAAGGTTTTATATCTGATTCATATGAAATAGGTAAAGATTATGCAGACCACACAAAGAGGGTAACACCTGGTCAGAGTGTGGAAGTAAAGAAAGTAAAAGGTTTTATAGACAAAACATCTAGTCCTGATATAAAAGATATAAAAGAATGGGAAGCTTCAGATGAAACCGTTTATAAATATAGAGAAAGATACAAAGAAGAATGGCAACAAAAGCTTAAAGAAGTAGTTGCTAAAATGATAGAGAAACTATAATGAAAACTTTTAACGAATACGAAAATATTGATAAATGTTGTGAAGAATGTATATTCGAGCATGAAGCTGAGGGTATATACGAAGCAGAATATCAAGGTAAGAAAGTTAATTTGAATGACCCAATTAGAGGTGGTTCAAAGAAATTTTATGTATATGTAAAGAATGAAAAAGGTAATGTTATTAAGGTTTCATTTGGTGACACAACAGGTTTAAGTATCAAAAGAGATGACCCAGCAAGGAGAAAGTCGTTTAGAGCAAGGCACAATTGCGACAATCCAGGTCCTAAAACTAAAGCTAGATATTGGTCGTGCTACCAATGGAGAGCAGGAGCAAAGGTAAACAACTAATGAGTAGATATAGAGAAACAATGACCGACCTGTACAGACAGGTTCAGGAAAATGCTGGCGATTACTTAAAGAGTAAGATGACAGACACACAAATTAACAATATTAAAAAGACTTGGTCTATGAAGACGGCAAAAGATGTTACGCCTGCTATTAAAGATATGATTAAGAAGATGGATATTCCTACTCAATTAGCCATCAAGCACGCAAATATTAATCAGCTATCTAAATTAGTTGAAGACCTAGAAGAAAATTTTAGTCCATCTCAAATCGCAAGACTTAAAAAAGAATACGAAGTATTAAGAGGTAAAAAGATTTCAGTTGCAAATGCTAACAAACTATCACAAATGTTTAAAAACATTCCAGATAGTGGTCTAAAAGATATATTCAAAGCAGATATTCCATTCTTATCTGTTATGGCAATGTCTAAAATGATACAAAAAGGTATACCTAGACCAGCAGGTGTTAAATTAAATTTAGAAGAAGTTGAAATACTTGATGAGGCTCTACACGAATTAGTAGATATTACAGAGGGTAAAATAGACGCAAAGAAATTTGATAGTTTGAAAAAAGGTGATTCAATGACAATCACTTATAATTCAACTATGTCAGGTACAACTGTTAAGAAATTTATTGTAAAGAGTAAAAGTAGAAGTGCGAAGTACAATACAGATAAAGTAACAATGTATCCTGATGGCAACCCTAGTATGGCAAGATTTTTCTTATACAAAAGAGCAAATGGTGATGTATCATTAGCAACAGGTGATATGGCCGCTTCTATTGTAAATGTTAAAGAAGAAGTTGCTGAGGGTAGAATGTCAGAGATTGACGCAATGGTAAAAGCTGGTAAGTCAGCGGCCGAGATTGCAAAAGAATTAAAATTAAATGTTAGAGATGTTAAAGCTATTTTAGGTGAAGAAAAAGAAGACGAGGCCGAAAAGCAACCGTCTGTAGAAGAACCTAAAAAAGAAACTAAAGAAGAAGATAAAGAAAAATTAAAAGCTGAATTAGAAAAAAAAGAAGCTGAAATTGAAATGTTAAAAACAAAGGCTGAAACAGAGAAAGCCAAAGTTGCAAAGAAAGAAACAGAGAAGTTGGTAAATCCAGAAACAGGTGAGCCATTACTTCAAGTTGGTATTGCATACAAACATTTAAAAGATAAAATGAGTAAGCAACAATCTGAACATTTTGAACAATACATGGTAGAATATACTACACAACAAATCAAAATGGCATATGGTGTTGCAAACGATAAGAGATACAAAGGCGGTAACTATTCAGGTGCTGTTAAGGCAATTGAGAAGATTGCAAAAGGTTTATCAAATCATCCAGATGTTCAAAAGGTTTTAAAAAGAACCAATGAAGAACTATCTGAAATGGCAAAAGATAAAGCATATGCAATTGGTATGTCAACTGCTAAAAAGAAATACAATGACGAGCCACCATTAGAGAAAAAGACAATCAAAAAAGGACATGAGATTGCTGATAAGCTAATGGGTATGAAAAAAGAAGAAACAATCAAAGAGTTTAAAAAGATGACTGTTACTTTTCCAACTATGGATAAAATGGCCAAAGCTTCAACAGACTTAGCAAAACACGGTTTCACTATTAACGCAAAAGGTATGGTGATGAAAGTTGATGGTAAAGGTGCAGACCTTAACAAGTATGCTACAGACCTTAAAAACTTTTATCATGATTCAGTAAGAGCAGAGAGTTATACAATTGATGAAAGCGCTGACGAAGATAATTACGACCCTATTACAGAGGCTTGTTGGGTAGGTTGGAA